GAAAGCGTATTATTGATCCTCTTCAATCACGCTGCCAGGTACTTAAAATTGTACCTCCATCAAAACAAGATATTGCTTATCATATTATAGACATTCTTAAAAAAGAGAATGTTGGGATGGGAGCTGAGGACTTAAAACTAGTTATTAATCAATTTTATCCTGATCTACGTAAAATGCTTAATACACTTCAAATGGGTGTAACAGGTGAGGAGGTAGTCATTGATAAAAACATATTAGTGTCTAGTAACTACAAAAATCAAGTACTCATGGAATTATGCAAACCAACAGCTAAGTCGTTTAATAACATTAGACAGATTATAGCTGATTCTAGTGTTAATGATTTTGAAGAATTATTTAGATTTTTATTTGATAATGTAGATAAATATGCTCCTACAAGTATGGGTGAAGTTATTATTCATATTGAAGAATATCAATACCATGCTAATTTTAGAATTGATAAAGAAATAAACATTATGGCTTTGATATCTAGAATTTTATCATTAATTTTAAGTAAAAGAGTAATATGAAAAAATTCATCCACTTTTTTATACTTTGGGTAGCAAGTAACTTATCTGTTCCTTTTTGGATGGTAGGTCATGTTCACCTAACTATGAATGTGTATGATGATATTAAAGAAATTATAGCATCATTTGGAATGAATACCTTAGTTGCTGTAGGATTTTATTTAGAATGGAAAAAACATAAAGAAAATGAAAAATAATCAAATGAACCTTAATTTTGATTTGTCTAAGACAACATCAATGGAAACACCATCAGGTGGTAAAATTTGGAGTCAAGGAGTTATCCTTCGAAAAGTATCTCGTTTTGTAGTAGGCGCTGATGAAGATGCTCTTATTCCTATTCCTGTATTTTATGATGTAGAAAGTGGAGAAATTTTACTTGAAGCATTGCCTAAGGAATTAAGAAAAGAATACGGCGGTGACGATATTTGATTGGTTAAAAGAAATCACCACTAATAAAACGTCCTGGTCTTCTTTTACGGAAGACCAGCAAGAGTCATTTAACTCTTATATGGTTCATAGATTTGTAAGTATGTATGAAGGATACACTGAGGTTGCAAATTTTGGCCAAAGAATACCCTACCCTGATAAAGAAAAAACTTATAAATACTATTGTTCTATGTTACCTAAAAAGAATGTCTTCCTCAAATACATCAAAGCTTCAAAAAAGAAGCCTAGCAACTCACTACTACAACATGTAGCTAATTTTTACACTATATCATTAGGTGAGGCTGAGGATTATTTATACATTCTTAAAAAAGAAGGAGTAGAATACATTCTTGAAAAATCAGGAATTGATGAAAAAGAAATTAAAAAGTTATTAAAAGAAATCCAATGACAAAAAACAGTGATTTAGGTTTTAGAGGAGAACATCCAAAAACAAGAACCATAATTGAAACAGACTCAATTGTAGACTCAGTTATTGATGAGCATATTAAAAGAGCTGAAATGGGTAAAAACAAGTATAACAATACTTTAGATAGAACAGATTTATCTGTATTAGACTATCTACAACATGCTAAAGAAGAAGCAATGGATTTAGCTCTATATCTAGAGAAAACAATCCAGATGCTTAAAGGTAAAAAATAAGTTTTGAGTAAAAAGAAAAAAATACCTGCAATTGTAAAACAAATCAAACAACATACTCTAAAGGAAATTAATTATGCTACTGAAAAAGCAATTTCCTATAGTCAAATGTCTATGTTTTTGTCTTGCCCTCGTAAATGGTCTTTACAATATAGAGACGGTTATTATACATCTGAACAGTCTATTCATATGACATTCGGAACTGCACTACATGAGGTTATACAACACTATATAACAACTATATACAATATTAGTGGTGCTGAAGCGGACCGAATTAATTTAGAAGAATATTTTGAGGAACGCTTTAGAGAAACATATTTAAAAGATTATAAATCTAATAAAAATGTTCATTTTAGTGATCCTGTTGAAATGAGAGAGTTTTATGAAGATGGTTTAGCTATTTTAAATTTTGTAAAGAAAAAACGAAGTGGGTATTTTGGTAAACAAGGATGGTTTTTAGTGGGCTGTGAAGTACCTCTATTACTTAATCCTCATTCTGAATTTAGAACTATCTTATATAAAGGCTACTTGGATGTTGTTTTGTATCATGAACCAACTAATACTTTTAAAATTATAGATATTAAAACATCTAGAAGCGGTTGGGATGATAAAACTAAAAAAGATGAAACTAAACAACTCCAATTAGTCCTTTATAAAAAGTTTTATAGTAAACAATTTGGAGTACCTGAAGACAATATTGAAATAGAATTTTTTATTGTTAAAAGAAAAATATGGGAAGAATCACCATTTCCAATATCTAGGATTCAAGAATACACTCCTGCTAGTGGTAAAATTAAAATGGGTAAAGCAACTAACACTATTAATTCATTTATAGAAGAAGTATTTAACCATGATGGTTCATATAAAGATAAAGTATTTGAACCAAATCCATCAAAATGGAACTGCATGTATTGTCCTTTTAAAAATAAAAAAGAATTATGTAATAAAGGTATATCTTGAAGAATATTTATATATTTATAATATATATATAATGAGTAATGAAAGAAATACATATGGTGTTAAAATATATATTTATGCTTTAATAGATGAAAATGAGCAAATAATATATGTTGGTAAATCAAATACTCCAAAACCCCGATTAGCTAACCATAAGTGTAATTTAAACAATTCAAATTTAAAAATGAAAATTTTAGATTATTTTTATGATGTTGAACAATACTGGGTTGATAAATTGATACAAGAAGGACATAATTTAATTAATAAAGAATTTTTTATTCATAGTGAAGAATGGGAAAAAGGAGATATAATAGATACAAACCGCAAATCCGCATTTAAAATATATGATAGCGAATTAAATATTATATATAGTAGTATGTATGAATTAAGTAAAGTTATACAAATGGATTTTTCACAATTTCAAGCCCGAATAAATAAACCTGAAAAGTATAAAGAGTTTGCTAAATACCAAATAATACAATAAAATAAAAGCTATGACAACAAAAAAAGATATGACATTAACCTCTGTGAAAGTACAGAGTGAGTTATTTGAGGATTTCAAGATTGCATGTGTTAAGTACAAATTTTCTTTACAAAAACTTGCTGACCGCACTATTCATTTGTATCTTACAGATGAAGATTTTAGAAAAAAAGTTCATTCACACAACAACCTAGAAATTAAAAACTAAAAAATACATGAATTCAAGTTTTGCTTACTTACCTCCTGATAAGAGGAAGAAAATTATGCTTATCTGTGATGACATTAGAGTTACTTCTGGTGTAGCAACAGTAGCCAAAGAAATTGTAATCCACACTGCTCAACATTTTAATTGGGTTAATTTAGGAGGTGCCATTACACATCCAGAAGCAGGTCAACGTTTAGATCTATCTCAATCAACAAATGACATTACCGGACTAACTGATTCATCCGTAGTAATGTATCCTGTAAATGAATATGGCAATTCAGACATTTTAAGACAATTGATTAAAATTGAACAGCCAGATGCTATTATGTTGATTACTGATCCTCGTTACTTTGTTTGGTTGTTTGCTATGGAAAATGAAATTCGTAAGTCAATTCCAATTGCTTACCTAAACATTTGGGATGACTACCCAGCACCATTATATAACTTACCGTATTATGAAGCTTGTGATTTGCTGATGGGTATTTCAAAACAAACAGTAAATATTAATAAGCTTGTTTTAGGTGATAAAGCAGATAAAAAAATTATTAAATATGTTCCTCATGGACTGAATCATGAAGTCTTTAAACCATTAGATAAAAAGGATTCTAAATTAGTAGAATTTAAGAAAAATTTATTTAAAGGTAAAGAATATGATTTTGCTTTATTCTTTAATTCAAGAAACATTCGTCGCAAACAAATTCCAGATACAATGTTAGCTTATAGGTATTTTATTGATCAGTTGCCTATTGAACAAGCTAAAAAATGTGTGTTGGTACTTCATACTGAACGAATAAGTGATCATGGTACTGATTTAGAAGCTGTTATTGAGTTGATATTGAATGGAGATCAATATAATGTCATTTTTACTGATGCTAGATTTGATCCAACCCATATGAATATGTTATATAATAGTACAGATTGTCAAATTTTATTAACATCTAATGAAGGATGGGGATTAAGTTTGACAGAAGCGATCCTATCAGGCAACCCAATCATTGCAAACGTGACTGGGGGTATGCAAGATCAAATGGGATTTGAAGATGAAAATGGAGAATGGTTTACACCTTCACCAGAAATTCCTTCAAATCATAAAGGTACTTATAAAAAACATAAAGAATGGGCCTATCCAGTATTTCCTTCATCACGTACACTTGTAGGTTCACCTCCAACTCCTTACATTTGGGATGACACTTGCCGTCCTGAAGACGCTGCTGAACAAATCATGAATGTGTATAAATTAACTCCTGAAGAACGTAAAGTTCAAGGTTTAAAAGGTAGAGAATGGGCTATAAATGAAGCTGGATTTACTGGAGAAACTCAAGGTAAAAGAGTAATTGAAGCATTTGATGAGTTATTTTCTACTTGGCAACCAAGAGAAAGATTTGAACTTATTAATGCTACTGAAGCTAAAGATAGAATTATTAATCATAAATTATTATATTAAAAAAATGAAACCGTTATTTGTAATTAGTTGTCCATTTGATACTTTCTCTGGGTATGGAGCACGAAGCAGAGATTTAGTTAAATCTATTATAGAAACTAATAAATATGAAGTAAAACTTTTATCTCAACGATGGGGAAATACACCTTTTGGATTCTGTAAATCTAATCTAGAATGGGAGTTTTTACTAAATCATATGATTACTAATCCAACAAACCATCAACAACCTGATATTTGGATGCAGATTACTGTTCCAAATGAATTTCAACCTATAGGAAAGTTTAATATTGGAGTTACAGCAGGTATTGAAAGTGATATTTGTCCTGGGGATTGGGTTGAAGGTATTAATAGAATGGATTTAACTCTTACTTCATCTAATCACTCTAAAAAAGTATTTGAAGACTGTGTATTTGAAAAAAGAAATAAACAAACAAATGTTTTAGAATCTACTATTAAAATAGAAAAGCCTATTGAAGTATTGTTTGAAGGAGCTAACACTAATGTTTATAAAATATTAGATAAAATACCTCAAAGTGAATTATATACTTCATTGATGGGTATTAAAGAAAAATTTGCTTATTTGTTTGTAGGACATTGGATGGAAGGCGATATGGGTGAGGATAGAAAGAATGTTGGTTTGTTAGTTAAAGCGTTTTTTGAAACGTTTAAAAATAAAATGAATAAACCTGCTTTAATTTTAAAAACATCTCAAGTAAGTTCATCTTATTATGATAGAGAGGAAATTCTTAAGAAAATTAAGAAAATTAAGAAAACAGTAAACTCTAAAAACTTACCTAACATATATCTTTTACATGGTGAATTCTCAGATGAAGAAATGAATGAACTTTATAACCATCCAAAAGTAAAAGCAATGGTTAATTTAACTAAAGGAGAAGGTTTTGGTCGTCCATTGCTTGAATTTAGTTTAACTAAAAAACCTATCATTTGTTCTGGATGGTCAGGCCAAATTGATTTCTTAGATTCTAAATTAACTTGTTTATTAGGAGGTCAATTAACTAATGTTCATCCAAGCACTAAAAATCAGTTCCTGTTACCTGAATCAAAATGGTTCACTGTAGACCCTGGTCAAACTGGTTTTTATTTAAAAGATGTTTTTGAAAATTATAAAAACTATACTGAGAATGCTAAACGCTTAGCTAGTAAAAATAAAAATAATTTTAGTTGGGATGCTATGAAGGAAAAAGTAGATGAATTACTTATTAAATATATTCCTGAGTTTCCTAAAGAAGTTAAACTAGCATTACCTCAACTTAAAAAAATTGAAATACCTAAATTAAAAAAGATAAATGGATAATTTAATAATTTGTGACCGCTGCGGCTCAGACGCATGTTACGTAGATGAAGTAAACCAAGACATTAAAACCTATTTTTGTTATGGTTGTGGTTTCCAAACAAATTCATTAATGGTTGAAGATGGAGAGTTTTTAACTCAACAAAAAGAAATACTACCTGAACTTTATAAAGATTTATTCCATAAAGATGAAAAAGGTAAAGTATGGATGCCATCAGCTATCAACTTACATGAAAAAGGAATGATTTTTGCTAACGGAGCCTCTGCTTTTGACTGGCATTGGTCAGCAGTAAAATCAGTACCAGTTAAAGAAGAAGAAAAACATAAATACCCTAATCCTAAAAAACCAGGTGAACATTATAAATTCAGAATGGATATGGACACTATAAAAAACTTTAGTGAAAAGGAATTTATGGATGCCCTCTCATACATTGGAGTTATACCAGAATGATTAGCCTAGCAATCACTGTATGTAACGAACATCAGGAGTTAGAGACGTTACTTGATTATCTTCAAGAACGTGCTCTATCACCTGAGTATGAAATTGTAGTCCAAATTGATCAGGATAATCATACTAAAGAAGTAGTAAGTGTTATTCTTGATAGAGGAATAAAACATTGGTTTTATCCTTTAAATAAAGATTTTGCTTCATATAAAAATGAATTAACAAAACACTGTTTAGGAGAATTTATCTTTCAGATTGATGCTGATGAATTAATAGCTCTTGAAATGTTAGAATTACTTCCTCAAATTCTTAAAGCCAATCCAGAAGTTGATTTGTATTATGTTCCTAGAATTAATACAGTAAGTGGTATTACATCAGAACATATACAAAAATGGGGTTGGAAATATGAAAATGAAAGAGTAAATTGGCCTGATTATCAAACACGAATTTATAGAAATGTTCCTGAAATTAAATGGAGGAATGCGGTTCATGAAGTGATTGAAGGTCATAAACGTTTTACTGTACTGCCCGCAGTTGATGAGTTAGCTTTAATTCATCCAAAAACTATTGAAAAACAAGAAAAACAAAACCAGTTTTATAATACGTTATGAAATTAAAAGTAGCACACTTTGATAAACAGATTTTTGAAGATAAACTTAAACATTTATCTTATTTAGATTTTTCTTTATTTATTGATACTGCTCCTCAATCTCAAGAAGAATTATCTCCAATTAATATAATTGCATTTCAGGAACCAAATGAATACTTTGGATTACATGATTGGGTTATTAAAAATAAAGATATATTCACTATTATTTTAACTCAAAATGATAAAGTATTAAACAATTGTGATAATGCTATTTTTCAACCTTTTGGACATACTTGGCTTAAACCCGATCAATATAATAAAAATCATGATAAAACATTCCAATTGGCTCATTTACAAGGTAAGTTACTTAAAACATATGGTCATTCTTTAAGACATGAAGCTACCGCTAGAAAAAATGAATTTAGCATTCCTACTAAGTTTTATGAGACCTATGGAGACAGAAATAATATTGATGATGCTCGTTTAGGTAAAGAATTTATATTTGGTAATTCACAATTTGGAGTAGTGATTGAAAATACTTCTTACAGAGGATATTTTACTGAAAAAATATTAGATTGTTTTTTGCTTAAAACTATTCCTTTATATTGGGGTTGCTCAAACATAGGTGATTATTTTGATATGGATGGTATTATAACTTTTAATAATGTTGATGATTTAGTTTATATAACTAATCAACTAAATGAAAGTTATTATGAAAATAGAAAAGAAATAATTGAAAAAAATTGGAAATTAGCTTTAGATTACGTAGATTACGAACAAAACATAGTTAACACAATAACTCAAATTTTTAAACATAATAAGTTAATATGATAATAGGTAATGGGAGTATAGCTAATGTCCTTAAAGACAATAATGACTTAGTATTTTTCGCATCCGGGGTAAGTAATAGTGCATGTGTGGATGAAAATGAATATGAAAGAGAATTTAATCTTCTTAAAACAATTTCAAAAGATAAACATATAGTTTATTTTTCAAATTTAGGAGTCTATTATAAAAAAGATAGATATACTGACCATAAAATAGAGATAGAAGAATATATTAGAAATAATTTTAAATATTATACTATAGTGAGGATTGAAGTTTGTGAATGGGTGAAAACTCCAAACACTATACTAAATGTATTTAAATCTCAGCTAAGTAAAGGAATAGAACCTAATATACAAAACACTACTCGATATGTTTTAAGTTTAGATGAATTCTTATATTGGGTAAATTTAATTAAACCTTTTACTAAAAATGAGATGAATATTTTAGGAAGAAAATTGACTATTGAACAAATAGTAGCTGAAATTAAAACAGGTAAATTATGATTAAGATAAAATTATTTTATTTAATTATGCCTTGGCAAATTGATTTTGCATTACTGTCATATACTCAACTGAAAAAATCATTTTATTATTTAAATAAAGATATAGAAATTACTATTGATACTCATTTAAATTTATCTAACCATATCATTAATTGGGACAATAGTCAATTACCAAAAGAATTTTTTATTAAAAAATATAATGATTTAGCTATTTTACTAAAAGACTATAAACATAACTCTATCATTTATGATGGAGATGAAAACTATGGTTTATTAGATATGCAAAAAATAGCTTATGGTAAAGAATTTGATTACTACATTTCTATTTGCCCTGATATATATTTTAGTGAGTATTTGTTATCTTACTTAATTGAATCTGTTCGTTTAGTAAAAAATAAATATTTTGTTGTTACTCCTGAAATACATAAGATGTGGGACAGTACATGGGATAGTATAACTAATAAAAAATACATGGATGTTCCTTATGATAAATGGGGTGACTTTGATATTTTTCATCTTATGAAAGACATAAACCACCCAGAAGATGAAAGATTTTTAGAAACTGTAGATAAAAGTAAATGGGCTATATGGTTTGACATATATAATAAAGAGTTTTATGAAAACTTATGCCCCATTCATGATGATTGGACAGGATATGGCCCATGGGATTATTATTCAATGTTGTTATCTGATTTTACTAAGCTAAATAATGTTGACTTCCAGCAATATGTTTTAAGAGGAGAAACTATATTAGATTACAGTATGGGAGATTTAAGAGATAGAGATTTTACTTCTTATTATAAAGATTTTTTAAGTATAAAAATAGGAGCAAAAGAACAAAGATCAATATTTGAAGCTAATTTACCTCAATATATTAATAAAGGAGTTGAGCAATTAAAAGAAAAAAATATAATACCAAAAAATGTCTACGCAGCATTTAGTAAAGCACAATAATATGAAAAAATATTCAAATGATATCTATGCTGACCCTAACGGAGTTAAAAGATGGGATTTAATTAACCATTTAATAAAAAACTATAATTTTCTAAACTATTTAGAAATAGGAGTAAATGATGGGCTTTGTATAAGAAAAATTAATGCCATGCATAAAGACGGAGTTGATCCTTCACCAGGATCAGAGGTTGGAGGTATGAATGTTCCTGAAATTAACTATCCTATTACTTCTGATGAGTTTTTTGATTTTATTAAGGGACATGATATTAAGTATGATATTATTTTTATAGATGGTCTTCATCATTCAAATCAAGTAGATAAAGATATAAAAAATTCCTTAAATCATTTAATGCCTAATGGATTTATTATATTACATGATTGTAATCCACCTGAATTTACAAACCAGGTTATTCCTCGAATTTCAGGCTTATGGAATGGAGATGTTTGGAAATCAGTAGTTAAACTTAGATGTACTGAACCTAATTTAGAAATAAAAGTAGTAGACACAGATTGGGGAGTGGGTATAGTTAAACAAAAACCACAAGAACTTTACAATAAAGCTTCTTTAGAAAAATGTTTAGAATGGAACTATTTTGACTCATATAGAGAAGAATTACTAAATATTATATCAGTAGACGATTTTTATAAAACATATTAATATGATATCATTAATCATCCCAACAAATAAAACCAACACAGAATACACTATTAATATTTTAAATAATATTAAAGAAATTTATCCTGATGTTGATGTAGTTATTGAAGAAAACAACAGTATTACTTTAGGTTTAAATTATAATAATGCTGTTGCTAAAGCAAAAGGTGAAAAAATTATTTTACTTCATAATGATATGGTTATTAAGCCTGGTTTTCTTGAAACTATGGATAAACATATTCAAAAAGGAAGAATAACAACTTACACAAGAATTGAACCTCCTATTTATCCCGACATATATGCTGGTAAAATTATTTTGGATTGTGGTAATGATTTAAAAACATTTAATAATCAAAAATTCTTAGATTTTAATATAGAGGAAAGTTTAGTTGATGGTGGTTCACAATTATTCTTTGGTTGTATGAAAGAGGATTATATTGGTATTGATGGTAATACTTTTAAAATGTTTTGTGAAGATGATGATTTGCATTTAAGATATAAACTAGCTGGTTTTGAACATAAAGTTAGTTCAGCTCATGTTTATCATTTTGTTAGTAAAACATCTCGTGTAGGTGACTATCAATCTATAGAACAAGAATCTAATTTTAACTTTGTTAAAAAGTGGGGGTTTAGAAAATCAATATACAATGTA